CTCCAGTTGAAAGGATTGTTGAAAGTGCCGCCAGATGTGGTCTGGTGATAGTCCTCTTGACCCAGGTACTGATTGCGCTCAGCAGCCTCCTTCATGCGCACTTTCCAGCGCATAGTGAGGGGGCCCAATGAAATTGGAAACTGAATGCCGGTGGAAGTGTCGTTGCTCAGGGCGGTGTGAACAAAAATAACAAGCTGGCCCTGAAATAAAGTTGTTAGATCCTGACCACTGGCTGGGAGCCTGTTGAAAAAGAAACCGCTGGTGGGTCCCTTGCCTGCTTTTTTGATCGCTCTTTTGTTTTTTGGAAAGCGAATCCCACGACGGTTTGCAAGCGACTCAGCGTGAAAGTTGTTGTGCTCCATGTATTTTGGAACATCCAAAACGCCATTAACAGCTGGAATAGGGTCCATGGGGTCTCTCTCTAAACCTCCACCGACCATACCGTTGACAGTGAATGGGATGTCACTGCCAAGAGTGACCTGCAACTCCTCAAAAACGTATTGGTCATACATGGCAGCTATGTCAGCAAAGCGCGAGCCTGGTGCGAGAGCGAGAGGGGCTAGAGGGGCAGTGTAGATGACTGTACCAGCAACATTTTGTGCGGAGGTGAGCTGGACATCTGGGATGAGCTCCGTGGTGCCGCTGATGACACCACCTTTCATAGTGAGGCCAGCTGACGTTCGCATCTTGAGCATCTTGGGCAAGGGCGCACGCGTAGCACCGACGGCACTGTAGCCGCGAGCATTGCTCCTGCTGTTTGATTTCAAATAGCTCAAGTCCTTTTGGATTTCTTTCTTGACTTCTTTTTTGGCTTCTTTCTTGGCCTCTTTTTTGGCAGTGGCTTTGCTGCCCTTGTTGGCATTGCGCTTGTTCTTGGCGTTTTGCTTCTTGTTTTGTTGATTTTTGGGTGGCATTTTGGTTTCCCGTTGTTTTTGGTGTTCTTCTAAGTAACCTTTTTTAAGCTCTTGTCCTGCTTGTTTCCAAAGATAGACAGCTGGATCTGTGGGAGGGCCTGGATTAATTATAGGCAGAAGCTTGTTGAAAACTTCGGAGGTGTTCATTTTTATCCGATCCGTGTCTCGGACTGGGGCACACGGGCCCAACCTCAAGGAGTCGGCTTTCACAGAGTTAGACTCGTAACCAAAGTATAGTCGTTGCAGCTGCCTAGTTGGGACGAAAGACTTTCTGGCTTCATCCCAAGCCAAAGTACCGTCCAATGATTGATAGGTGTATTGGTAGTCACGTATGAGTAGTTCGAGCTCATGGGTCATCTGATCATCACCAAAAGCAACGTTTCTCATATTGCACAAGCGTTGAAGTTGCTCCTCAGGGGTGCGGTCGGAACCACCTTGGAGTATGTTGGAATACATTTTGTCACGATCAACTTTGTGCACCCAACGCTGATGAGATTGATTCCAATGAAAATGCATGGCAAGGAAGCCTAACTGATGGAAGGGTCTAGCTTCCCAGGATGGAGTTTCCATGACGAAGCCGAGTTCATCCCAGCAAACCTTGGCAAAGGCGGGACCATTGAATCTATCAAGAAGATGGTTGGCTACAGTGAATGTGCAGTCATCGCCGAGGCAAATGGGCGAAAAATCATCAACAAAGGAACGGAAGTCAGGACCAATGAGTGTGATAAAAGCGTAGGCACAGGCAAAGAGCATAAGCATAGTATTGTCATGTGCGGTGCCAACTTGGCCAGTTAAATTTCCCCCAAGCCCATTCTCCCCTTTGAGGAAAGTGAAACCGTCAGGTTGAACCAATGGCGTGACTGAAATCATGCGATAGATATTGCGAATGCGAATGAGGTTGTCAAGAGTGCGATCCTCAGGCCTCAAAGCACGAAATTTAATCTCTGCAATGCGCATGAGGCATTCCTCAAACATGTGTGAGTCCCAGGCACCACCATCAAATTCCCAGCCATTGGGTTGCTGTCCATGTCGGCCGAGATAATTGGCCAGATTTTGCATCCCCATCCGGTAAGGCGACCAACCAAGGGCTGTGCGAGAAGAAATGGGGTGATCTTGAAGTTTGTGATGCATAGCAAAGCAAAAACGTTGATTCCACATATTGTGAGCACCATCGACTGCCATAACGTTGCGTAGCTTGTTCAAGCAGAGTTTCTTGACAGTAAGTATCTCTTTCTTCACAGTGACTTGAGCCAGTGATGCGCGATGCGCAAGTCTGTTTTGCCATTCAGACTCAATCCATTCACGTGCTGTGGGGTCAGAGTAGAGAACATCTTTGTGTGGGATGCCAGCCTGCGCCCAGGGTGCTCCTGCAGCTTTACCCTTAATTTCAATCTCTGGCGCATTGACAATGTCGTCGTAGCTGGAAATATGTGAGTTGCTCCAGAAAGGTGCAAATAGCACTTCAACCCAATCCCAGGCGAGATTGAATTTCTTTCTGTTGAAATTTGGGAGTGTTTGTTGAAATCTAGCGGTTGAATCATATGCCGCTTGGACGTTGGGTGAATTCATTTTGTGGGTTTGATCAAATTTAATGTTGTGTTTTTTAAAAAGCCCCTCAAGAATGATGTCATTGTGCCTCTGTGGGCGGGGCTTGGTCATACCACTTGGAATTCTCCCTAAAAACCGCAGCTGCTCGCCCAGCTCTGTTGCATGGATTGGGAGTATACATCGCTCTGGCGGTGTTGTCCTGCAACGCTCTTGTACCTGTCGAGGGTAATGTCTGAGCCAGCTTTCAAGTTTAAAGGCTTGGGAGGGGTATTGAGAAAAGCAATAAGCTGATCATCAATAGGTTCAAAGTAAGCGGGTGAGCCGGGCTTGTTATCCGAAGCAACATGAAAACCCACAACTTGGCCTGCCGCATTGGTGAGTATCATGCCTGAGGTGCCTGGGCCTGACTCATAGTTGGCAGCCCAAAGACCCTCACCTTTGAATTCTTTGTCAGTAGAGTCATAAGGTTGGGTAACATTTTTGGCCACTATGGTGCCTTTGCTGACAAGGATGTCTGATCCTTTGTGCGCAGACCAAGCCCAAACTTGTTCACCCAACTCAGGCTTCGTGAAACCAAGGCCTTTGAGTGTTTTGGGACAGGGCCAAGCTGCAAGGTCTCTACCAGGAATGCGGATTGCACCAGAGGGATGGTCAGAATTTGGGTTGTTGAGAGTAGCGACTCTCCCCATATGGTACTGATGGTGGAGATTAGGCAAATCAACAGCTTCATCAACGCCATGCCAGGCGCCAATAAACCAATGCGCTCCGACTGCACCTCCACAGCTGATTTCCTCGGCAGCTTTGGCACCATTTCTCTCAGTGAGCACTCTCAAGCGACCAGCAGCATTAGCCGCCCCAACCGAAACAAGCGGTGACGAAGCCTGAATGGACTCAGCTTTAGGTTTGCCGCTCTTCTTCCAGATTTGATAACTAGCCTCATAAATGTCAGAGCGCTCAGCAAAAGGTCTGGCTGTCGTCATTTTGGCAGTGAGCCGAAGTTTGAGGCGTTCCCTGGCCTGCGCAAGGTCTGCTTCAAATTGCTCGTCAACGGCATCATCAACAACTTTGCCAGGTGCCATTTCGGCGCATTGGCCATCCTTTCCATACATGACAGGATCAAGCACCAGAGCATTTTGTGCCTTAGCTCGAGGTGAGTTGTCTTTCAACTTCTTCTCAATTTGCGCTTTGTCATGTTGATAAGAGGAGTAGCGGCCAAGGCGATCTCTGTCTTTTCTTGGCATGAAGCACTCTTTGCAGCGGGAGTAGGGTATCCAAGGTTTTTGATTCCTCTCGGCTGCAGATTTGCTAAGTTTAACAGTCTCAGATGGGACAGTTGTCTCCTTGTCGCACTCCTTGCACCTGAAGGTGTAAGAGCCATCACCTTCAGCTGATTGCGCTTTTGGGGGTTTTGGGTATCTGATAGCATCAGTGCGACGGATGAGATGTGCGTCTTCATTGCGCATAAGGTGTTGTCTGAGTGCCGAAAAATCACCATCTGAGCGCAAAGGTATTTCCTGACCACCGACTATGGCCACGTTGCCAGATTCAGAGTCGTAGTCAAAATCAATTGCCGAAGAGTCAAAGTAGACGACTTGGGACTGATCCTCATGACGGCTGAGAAAAGCATAGAATTCTCTGGAGCCATAAGCAACTATGGCGTATTCGTCGTCGACCATCATCATAACGGCTTCATCTTGAGCAGCCGTGTCTTTGTCATACCAGTAATAGTTCTTGCTGCGATGCACTTGTTTGGCTTGCTCCGCACCCTGTTTCAAAGAACCGCGGCCCCCTTTATTCTTGCCGCGTTTGTGTTTCCTCTGAGCTTGCACTGACTCAGCAATGAGTTTAGAGATGTCGTCAGCCGTGAGGTGTTGCAGATCCTTGAGAACACGACCGGTGTAATCTGGGTCACAAGTGGACCAGTGAATGCAATGATGCCCGCCACATCGCCTGTGGCAAGCAACAGCGGAAGATGTGATAATCTCATGAGATGTATTCTTGAGCTTACAATCTTCGGCATGAAAACAACCGAGACGAAGGTCCCAGTTTTCCTTCAACGGTCTTTTGTCGTGTCCATTGCCGAAGAGCTTTGAGAGCCAACTGCGCTGAGCAACTTCTTTTTGGTGTTCAAGCTCAAGAACCTGAAGCTTTCTTGCACTCTGCTCAAGGCTAGGGCTGCTCTCAGCTTGCTTTCTTCTATCAATTTTGGCACAGTTGACAGTGTGTTCTGCTGCACAATCACAGAGTGTATTGCATGTGAACCCAAGGTTGCCGCACTCAAAGAATGAGCAACTGGTATTGTGGCGGCAACCTCTTTGGTCTCCTGCTGCACGTCTAGACTCGGCAACGGTGACGTAACATTGGGCGCAGTCTTTATGGGGTGTGGTGTGGCGTCCTGCTGCGTGGTCACTCTTGATTGCGAGAGCCAAAGTCGCGTTTTGAGCGAGAGGCTTTCTGCTGCTTTGGCGGCCGTATATGGAAGCTGCAACAGCAGCGGCACCGATGACGGCGGTGGCACCGAGCGTGATTTTAGTTTTTTCGCTGGGCGCTCCTCTTTTAACCGCGGACAGTTCTTCGGCGAGCTGTGCCTTGGTAGACCCAGCCCGATGGGACACTGACACTGCCACCTTCTTTCCGAACGAGACCAATCTTTTCTTAGCTCTTGATGCAAAATCTGAGTCTTCGGCGGAATCATCTGCATCAGAATCTGATTGCACATCTGCGATTGTGCAGGGTCTTGAACGAACTGGTGGCGGTGCAGCATATAAGCTTCGATGGTCAAATCCTGTAGACTCCTCTTGCGCTTGCGCAACAGAGGCGGCGACAGACATGAGCTGAATTTGCCGGTCTCCAGCCGGCTCTTGAAGAAATCGGTTCTGCTCTTCTCGGTTTTTTTGAAAAGTTTCGAGTGCCTGCCTTTGTGCTTCCCTAACCTGCTTGTCATCTGGCTCGTCGTCCACACTTGCATCCTGCTCATCGACAAGACCCTGTGTTGTGCGTTCAACTGCCATGCGATCGAGCGGTTCAATGTATGGAATTTTGGTTCCATCTTTAGGTGTGTCTCTATCGAACGGGATCTGCTTCAGTTCCTCATGCATCTTGTCCAGCTCCTGCATGTCCAAATGCTGTTCAGCACGCAAGGCAAGCTCAGAGGTGCTGGTGTCTCTCAGACAAATATTCTTCTTCTCCGCCTTTCTGCAATTGATGGCTGTCTCCTCAGCGGTGACAACAGTCGGCGCTGGGTGTTTCTCTGTGAAGTCATCAAGTTTCTTCGGGGGCTTGGTTTTGACGAGCGGGGTCGCAATAGGAGTGTCAGGGGTGTGAACAATCTTTTTGCAATTGGGGCAATGCAAGATCCCGTCGAGTGTTTCCTCAAACTCAACAATTTGCTTGCACTCAGGACACTTTCGGCCTGCACAGGCCCTAGTTTTACGACGACCCATAAGCGTGCCAACCATGGTGTTGACAGCATTGAACTTTTGCGTGTCCTTGCTGAGCTGTCCATCACCATCTGGTGCAAAGAATGCCGCCACAGAAAGAGCCGTTTGGACCGTGTCGCGGTGGTCCTCCATTTTCATATTGTAAACAGTCTCTCTGTGGGCGGACTCAGCAGCCACTTTGTCCTCATCAGTGAGATGCGAGAAATTCGGTTTAACCGGTTCTGGGGCGCTCGGCTCCATGAGCTTTGCAGCTAACATGCCGACACCTAGGACGGTGGCTGAGTCAAGAGTTGAAGCCTTTCTATCTTCTGGTTTTGTCTTCCACTCTTCAAATCGCTTTGCCATTGCACTGGCGGCCACGCCAATAGACAAGACTGCACCTACAGTTTTGCGCAAGGCTGCGCTGTCAGTGACCATGGCGTCAATGACTTTATCTCCCAACTTGGTGAAGGGGCTTCTTTCAGGAATCGAAACCCCTGTGCCTCCAACTGGAATAAGGGACATGGGATCCTCTTAACTTTAGTGATAATATCACAGAGATTTCAAGCTCAAGCGACAACTGGGAGAACCGATAGCAACGATGAATTGCCAATAAAT